ATGGCATTGATCTTGCATAAAACAATTGGAATAGTAATTGCTTTTAGCAATAAACATACCATAAAACAAAAGAAAAAAGAATGTTTCTAATTGGTATAATTATTGCTTTTATTCAAAAAACATACCAAAGCAATTGGTATGAGAAATGCAATAATAATGCAAATAGCGTGCCAAGGGTATTTGGTATAGAGTTTGCAGTATGCATTATCCGTGCCAGGCAGAAAAACCCTGGCGGTAGTCGGGCGGGCTCGCTTCTTGCCTCCCAAACGCCAGGTTTTTAGAGTTAGGTAGTAGAGTTAGGTAGTAGAGTTAGGTAGTAGAGTTAGGTAGTAGTTTTTTAGAGTTAGAGAGTAGTTTTAGGAGAATATTAGAATAGGTTTTTAGAGTTAGAGAGCAGATTTTAGTTAGAATAGAATATAGGGATTAAGTTTAGATTAGTTATGGTATTAGTTAAGAGATTGGGTTGAAACAGGTGAAGTAGATTGGGTAGTTATGTGTTATTTTAATATAGGAATATAGTTCTATTATAGGGATAGAGGTAGAGGTAGGATATATGATATGTATTTCTTTTTATACCCGCCTGACTGGAAAAGAAAAAATGGAGGGGTTTGAGTATTGGATCAAACGGGTTAGTTTGAAGTTTCTATGGGTGTGAAAGGAGGTATATTGGGTTGGATAGTGGAGTGAAATGGATAAAAGTGGGTTGAAATGGGGTAATTTGAAAATCCATTTTTCGTTATAGTATCTTATTACATTACAAGAGCTGTTTTTTGGGGTTGAAAATCTGGAAAATCTGGAGTTTAATATAGACGGAGTTATGGGGGTATATAATTAGGCATAATTGATAGGAAGGAGAGATTCCTATGAGATTTTTAATTTTGTCAGTATTATGTTTATTAGTAAGTGGGTGTGGAGTAGGTTTATACAATTACACTGAGGTATCTGAGGCTGGGCATGTGAGTAATGTTAGGGTAATAGATATATGGACGACGAATAACTTTAGTGATAAGGAGGAGTTAGCATTATCTGGAGCTATGGAGGAGTGGAACAAGGTATTGAATGGACAGATGGTATTGAGGGTAGGTGGGACAGTAAGTGCGACAGACATAGATGAATGGGAGGAGAAGTTAGAAGAGGTATTGGAGAGTAGGGATGGATGGTTATTGATCAAGGTAAGTTCGGAGCATCCAGTAGTTAGGCAAAGTGTAGATGACGGTACGTTAGCATTTGTGATTGGGTTAGGTTCTCCATTGATGTTTATCATAGAGGATCACATGGGTAGTAAGAATTTGAGGACGGTATTGATGCATGAGATGGGTCACATGTTGGGAGCGAATCATGTTAATATAGATTACACGTTAATGACGCCTAGGTATGGACCAAAGCAACCTGACTGTATTGATTTATTGACGGCGAGGCAGGTAGCATGGTTTATGGATTTGGACATAGGTCATATGAACTACTGTGTGGTACCTGAATGAGTCGAGTTAGCAAAGTAGTAATATTGGTGGTGGTGATAGTGATGGTATTACTATTAATATATGGAATACACTTTAGAGGGGAGGTGGGAGCAAAGGGTTATAGGTATATGGATCAGCCTATAGTTTTAGTGGATACGGAGGTATATCCTGTTTACATAGACATAATGTTTCGGAGGGGTGAAATAATTGAGATGGAGCGAGCGATTGAGAGGTGGAACAAGGTATTGAATGGTTACAGGAGGTTGGAGGTAGTGAGTGATGAGTACACGTTTGAGGATTTGGGGATAGCGAAGTTAGGTGTTGAGGGTAAAGTATATATAATATTGAGGTTGGAGCCGGATTCTGAATTACTGATGGAGAGGAGGGGGAGTGTAACGTTAGCGTTTACGAATGAGATAGGCGGGACGATAATGTACATGGTACCTATGAACATAGAGGGTTTCAAATCTGAGGGGGTTAGTGTATACGGGGTTATGTTACACGAGATTGGGCATTGGTTTGGGGCTCGGCATGTTGAGGTTGGTTTAATGGAAGCGAGGTATAATGTTGGCGAGTTTCCATGTGTTGATGAGGGAACTGTACGACAGGTGAGTAAGTGGTTTAGGGGATATGAATGGGAGAGGATGAATTACTGTGTGGAGGAGGATTAAGAGAATGCGAGAAATTTTAGTAATTTATTGAAGTTGAAGGATTGAGTGATTGGGAAATCCAGGTGAATTGGGTTTCCCCAATCTTTTGTGGGTTTTCGTATATGTATAATTGATTTGGAGTTATTGACATCGAAGAATATGATATAATCTTCGTGATGTATGATATTTTCGTATGTATATTCGTTATATACGTAAGTTTTGCAATATTTACAGATAGTCATATAAGATGAGAGGGTGATTGATTTATTGCAGTAGGGGCAATTCATTAGAAAGTTATTTTTTCAAAGGAAGGGGAGTAATTTTTTAGTTTTTGAAATGATATTATTTCTATTATGGATATTGAATGAATAGGGGAGGTCTATTATATTTTTCCAAAAGGTTAGGGGAGTAGATATTGGATCTACGCATCTTATTTTAATTAAAGTACCTGGTGAATTGATGAATGATCTTAGTATTAAGACTTTTGTATCTATATAGAACAAGTAGTCATAATATATATTATGGTCATATTTATACAGGTAGCAATTACAATAGGGGCAATTAACATAGCGGTCTATATTTTGGGAGCAGCAGGGGCAATTCATGAGAATATCAATAGTTTTTTAAAGATTTCGATTGATTTTTCGAAGTTATTGGGGTCAATTTTTATTATTTTATTTAGGGTGAGGACAGGTTCGGTTGAGAGGTTGTAGGTATATTTATCTTTTGTCATATCGATTTCATTAAAAGACATATGGGATGGGTCTTTATTATAGCAGGTGTTTGGCAATTGGCAGAATGAGGAGGTATTTTTATTCTTATTGACGGAGATTTCGAGACCATTTTTGCCAAAGATTTCGATATAGGTATTTCCGACATTATAGACCATGAACAGGCATGGGTGATTATGGCAGATATTATATCCTTGCAGATATTTCATTTTTTCGTTACAGAATTTACAGTTCATTATTTATATAAAGGGTATTAGTTTAATGAGTCTTTTCATTTCTTTTTGGGAATCTTTTTTAGTGATTTTATAATCTAGGGAGCAGAGATAGTTTAGTGTGGATTGTTTTCCATTTATGTATTTTGAGACTTCGACGTAAGTTTTTTCGCCGATGGTGAAGTAGAAGATACAGTCTTTATATTGTTCGAAAGTTGAGTAACTATCTGAGTATATGGTGGAGTTGCAGGATCTGCAGAAGAAATATTTAAGTGGATTATTTACGACATCATTTGAGCAATAGGGGCAGATCATGAGAATATCAATAATTTTCTTAATCTAATTATTTCTTTTTCATTATGATGGAAGACGAAATGATTTATAACAATAACTGGGACAAAGGATTGGTTAAAGTATACGTAGCATATACCTTCTTGAATTCTATTATGTAGAGCCATACTGATTCCATCTATTTCAGTTCTTATAACGCAGCAGAGCAGGTTTTTATTTAGGTCTGAAAGTAGTAAGGAGTTACAATTTGAGCAAGTTATGCTTATTGAGGAATATTCGATATATTGATTGCATGAGGGGCAAATCATGAGAATATCAGCAATTTTTTGATTCTTTTTAAAGTTTTATCGAAATCATTTGGGTTTATATCGATTTTCATATCCAGGCAGACAATATTTTGTGCGCCGATATAGCAGAAGCCATTAAACAGGAAGCTTTCATCATTTTCTTTATTTGAATAGGTTAGGAGTTGCATTTCCGATCCTATTAGACTTAGATTGATGGAAGCTATTTCTATACCATCTCTACATATTGATTTCCAATATATTTTTTCATTGGGAGTTATCATATGGATAACCATGATATCATTATGATTTTTACAAATGAAGCAGGATGGTATATAAGTTTTTTCCATTTGGGAGGAGCAGAAGCAACAATTCATTGGAATGATTTTAGTTAACAACTTAACATTATGTTTTTATATGCCTGTTATGAAAATATCACTAATTTTTCCAATCTTTCTTTTAGTGAGAATAGGATCTTTTGAGTTTCGTAATGTTTAATAAAGTGGTTGAAGGACATAAGGTTATCAAAACTATTTTCTATGAGATCGTGAGATCCAGATATTACAGTTTTATTATTTTTGAATAGGAGTTTGAAGCAGCAATTTCCTTCATAACAATATAGCACAGCAAAATCTATATTATTATGTTTAGTTAGGTGTATTGTGCATCCACAAGCCAAGCAGAGGCAATGACTGACATTTGAATCTGTAACAACTGAGAATGAGCAATGTGGGCAAATGATTTCTGAATTCATATGAATGGAATTAATTTCTTTATTTTTTCTAAATTTTTATCAAAATCATCTGGGAACAGTTTAGCATTTGAGTTTGGTGATTCATATATGATATTATATGAGTTTGAGATATAGCTTAAGTTTTTATAAGCAAGTTTATCGATATATTTTTTTCCTACAATTTTTTCGATTATGGATTTATGAAGATGTTCATTAGGCAACGGTATGAATTCTACATACATTGTTTTTCTGAATTTAGGTTCGAAACTATTTGATTGATTAATTACAGCCAGACCATTTTTAGCAATTCTTATTTGACTTGAGTATGATCTAGTTGCTTGTGTGTATGTAAATAATACGGTTGAGTTATGGTTTGGGCAAAACCAACCGAATTGGTTCATATATATTAGGTCTTCTCCACAGAAGACACAAAATTCATCGTCTTTATATCCGCTCATAGGAAAGCTTTCAATGAGGCAATCTTTTTAATCTTTTTTATTGCCTCTTTTGGAGAGAACAATTTATTGATATGAATTGGTGATTTGCACCATTTATATTGTAGTTTTATTCTGTGATGGATAGCAATCAAAATATATTCTTGAGTTATCAAAATTCATAAATATTGTATAATAATTGATTATGTTTTCATTTAAAAAAAATGAAACATGACAATTCTCACAATTATAGGCAGAATGTCTTATATAGACAGTGAGTGGGTCTAAATCACAGAATTTGCATTTCATAGGAAAGGTACTAATGACATTTTTTGGTGAGTAATTATTCATAAGAATGCAATTACCATTTTAAATTTGTTTATGACTTTTTCGCAGGGAATAAAATCTTCAAACAGCACAATTTTCTTGCTACTTAAAAAAACACCAGTTTTATTGGAGTGTTTATTTGCAACTATTAGAAAAACTTTATTATTCAGTCTAACTTCTATTTTATAGGAAATTATTTGTTTATAGTCGTGAGAAATAGTTATGTAACAATCACTACAACTATGAGTGTTATATTCTTTAACGCGACAATCTTGGTTCATAAAATTAGTACATAGGGGACATTTCATGAGAATACCAATATAGTTTTAAGTTTTTGATCTAATTGTTTTGGGTGTATAAATGAGTTCAATTTTACGATGACTTTATTATCAAAAAAAATTCCATTTGAAACTTTTGTTGAATAAACTATGGTAGTATTCATATAGCTAGAGGCTATTATTTTGAGAGAATTTCCTCCCACATTTCTATAGCAGAGGTATCCAATGGGAGCACCTTCTCTAAACTGGAGGGCGATTGGTTTTTCGCAGCAGCAATTGTGTGATAGTGCAGACTGTAAGCCTGAGTTTAGATTTAGATTACAATATGGGCAGTTCATGAGAATACATTTAATGTGGAGATTTTATTTTTTAGATTATCGAAGTTTTCCACTGAGAAATCTATTTTTTCTATGAAGGGTATTGCTTGAATTGTGATTGGTGTTGAGTAATAATATCCTTCGAAATCTAGTTTATTGTAAAAAATCTTATAATTTTGTTTATAAGTTTTGGAGTCATGGTATTTAATTAATCTTAGATGGAATGCTGTTTTTTGTATTTCGTATCCATTTTTACAGAGTGACAGTGATGAGCCTGGAGTAATACAATCATATAAAATCATAGTATCGCCATGATTTTTACACAAGTGGATATTTAATTCGGGAGATTCAATCATTTCTTTATTACAGAATTCACAAATCATAATAATCCTTTAATCATGAAAATGGTATCATTTTCTTTAATTTATTGAGAGTTTTACAAAACTCTTCAGGTTTAATCATTTTATTAAAATCTACTTTCATTATTTCTGTACCATAAGAGAAGTAATCGTATTTTGGGGATAGTTCACAATTACCTTCATCACATTCATGAAGGTACAGAGTCATATTCTTTTCTTTGAGATCAAAAGTAATTTCATATTTACCCATAATCAAATCATATTCATGATCTCTGAAGATTACAATTACATCTTCATGGTTTAAACAAACCATGAAGCCTTCAAGTTTTGATAAATCAATTCCGCAAAACGCGCAATATCTTTCATTTGTCATGAGAACACCAATAATGTCTTTAGTTTTGAGTTTGCTTCTCTTGGATTGAATATTTGAGGAATATCTTTGATAACAATCGATCCATTATGATATAGGCAGGATAAATTTGGACCAATTTCACACAATAACATATATTTATCGAAATTATCGCCCATATTGATAATATAATAATCCAAGCCATTTTTAGACAGGAAGAAGTTTACGTGACAGTCTGGGCAATCAATTCTAAAAATCAATGCTCCTTTGAATATGAATTTGCCATTTTCTGAGATAACTTTACTATCACAGAATATACATTTTGGGAAATCGTCTGAACTTTTCATGAAAAGGCTATTAACTTCATAAATTTTTCAAAATACTTATCGAAATTATCTGGACAAAGATCATGGAATGAGATATTGATTTTGATTAAAGGGGTTCCATAATCGCCATAATAAAATCCATTATTGGAATACTTTTGGACATTAAATGATGGATTGTTTGACATTATTAATTCATGAGATCTTAATATTGTGCATTGTTCTATTAGAGATACTTCAATTTCGTATATACCTTTACAAATTGAGAAGGCTTGTGCTTTAGTAAAATGCATTATGAAGTACCCATCATGTTCTCTGCAAAAAGCTATAAAGTCATCTCCTCCTATATCTTTTTTGCAGAAACGACAATTCATGAAAACGCCACCAAGGATTTAAATCTTTTTACATAATGCTCAAAATTGCCGGGATTAATTGGAAATGCTTCCGGAACACATATTATCAGTGCTCGTTTTTTTAGATCATACAGGGTTGTTTTTATTTCGCGTCTCTCTTCACAAAGCTCAAAATCCTCAGACATGATAGATATTCCGTATCTATCTTCTGCGACGAGAAGATCATCGTGATTATCGCACACAAACCCATATGAGTGGTTATTGCACACACACACTGTATTGCAATAACCACAATGTGCATATGAGACATTGATCATTTTGAAGTACTTCATCACATGAACACAAGAATGGTTTTGAGTTTCTTTTTGACATTCTCGGGAGTGAGTTGTAAAATCTCATCCCACTCACCCAATTTTCTAGAACAATATCTTGTCTTCATTTTTTTATAAAGATAAGTTTTGTTTGAATATATTGAGCATGTGAACCAATATATTTCGCCACCCAGACTAAAAATAATCCTATATGTATATTTACCATAAAATCTAACATTACAATCCTTACAATGTAAGATTCTGGTATCATTTATATTTTCCAAGCTAGCGCCGCAGAACTTGCAACACTTCAATTCGCTGTCTGCCGTCTCCATATTTGTATGTCATAACATAACCATGACGGCGTGGTTGTCAATTTATGAGAATAACTGATACAACTTTAGTTTATTTTTGAAAAATGACTGAGCATTATATGGAGTTAGGTTGAAGCGTTCTGATTTGAAAACGATCTTCATCTTTATATATTTGCCTTCTACTGATATCTCATATATTAAAGTACTATTATCTTCAAAATTATGGTCTATTCTATAGTTATCTTTGTCATTTACTGTTACAAAGAATATTATTTCCCTTAATTCGTCGCTTCTATTATTATAGTAGTACAGAGCCTTGCATTTATTGCATTTAGGAAGCCCTATTTTTTCTCTAGCGACCGATCCATCTTCACAATAAAGGCACTTCATTTCATTAACAGGTATGTTTTAATTTTGTTCAGCAAGGCATCTTCAGTAGTTAGTTTAATTCTCTTATCGACTGTAATTATATGACTTAGACCAGTTTTAGATAAAATATTATTATCGTATTCATATATTGAAGTGGAAGTATGTTGAATAATAACCTTATATGGCATAATAATTGCTATAGTTCTCCGATAATACGGAGGATTTTCTATTTTATTACCCGTTTCATAATGGGATTCCACACCAAGACATGTTATGTATTTTGATGGGCACATCCAAGTATGTAAATACGGGGTATCTCTATTTTCTTCCAACTCTTCTCTACAAAAAGGACAAATCATATGAACGCCACCAGTTTATATAATCTTTTTAGAAGTTTATCAACACCAACTATCTTTCCCTTCCTAATAGATAGCGGAATAAACGTATCTGGCAGATATAGAATGGTTTTATATTCTCTATAAGAGATTTTTTCTGAAACAATCAAATAACTATTTGCTTGTTCTATTTTATATTTTACAGAACCATCATCCATAATAAACAGAATATACTTATCTATTTTATTAAGTTCATTTACATTGATTGCACAATGCATATCTGGACACTCGTAAGAGTGAGTCGGGGTTCCTTCTATTTTTTCAATCTCTTCTAATTGTTTTTCGCACTGATAACACTTTAATATTTTTGATTTAGAAACCATGTTTCCTCTAAACAATCGTATAAATAACAGAATATGAAGATGTCATATTCACTAATAATTTTGAATCCCATTCTGGGATTCATTACTGCAAAATATTCTGGTTTGATATGATCCAAACCGAATTGATGACCTAATTCATGAGCGAATGTGGAGTAAGTTATACCGCATTTGTAATTACCGTCAACTAATATAATGAGATTGCCCCATGATAAACCGCAAAACTCTGTATACTTATCAAAAGCTGTATAAAAAAGCAATTGGGCTTCTATACTATTCCAATCTAACTTCCATACAGTTCTAACAGGTAGTTTTCTATAAAAATCTGCATCAAAAGATTTTGAAGGCACCCACCCTCTATGTAGATTAACTTTAACTATTCCATTAGTCATGGTAGACCAATCATTAGCGGCTTTTTGCATAATATCAAATTCAGTATTACTGAAGCCATTATACCCTGATACCACATAATAATCTAATGGAAAATCAGCCCGAACATGCCTTATATTTGTTTTAATTATGATATTTTCGTGTCTAATATCTGTATTAGATGTGCGAATGCAAGATATAGCGAGACCAAAAATTAACAAAAAGAATGATACTGCTAACTTTTTGTTCAATTTAGCACCGCCATGATCATATGCCAAATTATCAAGAGAAGATTACAATAGTTTTAATCCTTTTTAATAATCTATTGGTTTTCTCCAAAAGATTATCATCAATATAAATATCAAATCCGACATCATTTCTCTCTAAAATCTGTTTCGGCTCAGCTATCAATCCATATCTTGTATTTCCATATTTCCCGGTACCAACATTTTCTATTCTATATTTGACTGCAGTTATCTTAGAATTTTCGCATCTTATATGATACCAAATATTTTCTTCAAAAATCCAAAAACTATAATTTGTTACTTTGGAGTTTTTATATGAAACCATGCAACGGTCAACAATTGCTTTTCTTGGGCAATTAGGACTTCTACACTGCATATGCCCTGATTTCGTTTCTTTATCTGGTTTACATAAATGTTCTAATTCATTATTACAAATGTGGCACTTCATGAGAATGTTAACCAAAACTTTAATTTTTTACTAACATTTGTCGGCTGCAAATTTTCTATAAAATCAACGACAAGAATTTTCTTTCCATTTGTTGAAACGCTAGTATTTCCTTTATATACATCAGTTGGCAGATACTGGCTAATATAATAAAGTTTATCTTTGATATTAACAAAGAAGGCGATATGTCTTAACTTATCTTCTTTATAGCAGAATTGTGCATTACAATCTACACAACGATAAAGTTTATAGCCATTGCTATAAACTCCTTTTAGATAAACTGATTTTGAATATGGCTCAAAATAAGTTTCTTTTTTGCAATACAAACATTCCATACAACAAATTTAATCACGAAAATTACTGCGTCAATGATGTTTAATTTATGAAAATAAGAGGTATGTTTTTACTTTTTTGACAAAATTGTTTGGGGTAAACCCGCCGAAATCATCAAACTCTGCAACTAACTTATCTGAATAAACAAAATATATTCCATCTATTGGTTCATCATCATTTACATGTACAATAGAATATAGTGCGCCACAGTTTATATTTTCTATATGAATTACTACGAATGCTTTATTGTTTACTTCTGCAAATAAAGATGTACTAATTAAACAGCCATTAAGATTTGTTATGTATTTTGCTCTACATTTCCGACAAGTATAAACTATAGCCAAATGATTTGGATAGGCTTTTAGCCCATGTGGGCAGTATTTAGCATTATCATTACAGAATTTACATACAACGTGTTCTATCATAATTGAAACCTTAAAGGAGGTTTATATGCCATTATTTACTAAGATAAACACTACTTCCGACTTCTTATCTAGAAGTTCTTGGATAGTTAATAGATTTTTTGTCAACTACGGATATGTAGAAGATGGTCCAGGTAATGATTTGTTATATTCTACAAGTCCATTGATTAGTACTCCAATCACAAATAACCCTTCGTTAAAAAAATACTTTAAAGAAGTGAGTAATCAATACTCCCTTAGTTCCTGTGTAGGTAACGCCACTGCGGACGCATTTGAAGCACAAATAGCTCAAAGAAAGGGTATTGATCCATCACAGGTACCAAATCTATCAAGGTTATTTATTTATTGGAATGCCAGAAATCTTGAGAATCCGCCTGCTGGATACAAGGATGATGGAACTAGAATTAGGCTTGCGTTTGATTCTCTTGCGAGATACGGTGCGCCATCAGAAACAACATATCCATACGTTCTTTCTAAGGTTAATGACAGACCAACATTAATATCGTATCGTGAAGCCATTCAACATAGGATTAGTAAATTCTATAGAATTGATGGAACTGAAGAGCAGAGAATTGGTCAGATAAAACAAGCATTATCGGCTGGATGTCCAGTTGTTTTTGGAACAAAAATTGCTAATAGCTTCAAGGCTTATAAAGGATCTGAGACAATCTTTTTACCAAAAGACAGTTATATTGGTGGTCATGCAATGGTATTGGTTGGGTGGTCAGAATTTAGACAGGCATTTGAGCTAAGAAATTCTTGGGGATTAGGCTGGGGTGATAATGGTTACGGATGGATCCACAAGAGTTATATAGCTAATAGCGTAACAAGAGACCTTTGGGTTCCAACAATATAAGAAAGAATTTAATATGAAGAATTTAATATCTATAGTTATACTGATGATAACTTTTGCAATAATTTTCGGTGGTTGTGGACCACAGGGACCAGAGCCTAATGTTAGGGTACAACCTGGAATAGATCGTTGTGGAGATATGTGTCAAGTATTTGAAGATTTAAATTGTGTAGGATATTATGAAGACATACCAATTGATTGCGACTCTGATCCTGTGTACAAAGATTTTGATATTTGTAAGGATGGAGGGGTAGTAATGCTAAGTTGTACTTCTTGGTGTGAATATGAAATGAGAAATTCTGTTCAATTAAGTCCAGGTTGTTTAGCTGACAATCTTGTTTCATGCAATGAGATTGAAACTATATGTAATTAACTAAAGACCACATATAACATAATCTTTTTGATAAATTGTTCTTTAGATTTTGGGATAATCATTGGTATATCCATAACAAAATCACTATTAATACCATCTTTGGTTTTATAGATTTTAGATATCTTTGTCCCTGCCTTGTTTATTATAAGGTAGGGATCAAGATATATCCTTTGGAAAATTCCTTGATCAGCGCCAAAAGGTTTATGTATTACCTGGTAGTGTGATAATGAATGCACACCACATACATATGTTGATTCTGAACAATTACTATCTTTATAAAGATATGATAATCTCAATCCTTTATTGCAGATCGGGCAAATTTTTGTATTGAATATTAAGCTCATGCAAATGGTACCAATTTCTTAAGTTTATTAATTACTTTATCAAAAGTATAAATATCAACATTTATTGGATCTGTTCTTAGAATGGTTTTGCCTTTTGATAAACCATATACATCTTCCGGATTATCAAACCATCCTATATCAATTTTACTAAGGAAACCTTCTCCATTAGAATTTACAATCTCATAACCATCTTTTGCAAACAGCTCATAATCATCACCAATAATAATTAAGTAGAAAACATCATGATTACTACATGAGTAAATAGAAATATAGTTACTAACGTATGCACACTCTTGCTCAATCATTTCTTTACCACAAAACCCACAGTATACATCGTCATCTTTTTCATAATAACTCATGAAAACATCACCAATTTATTAAGTTTTTCTACTATCCTATCAAAATTATTAATATCCACTTCTATATCTTCTGTATTCATTACAAGTTTTTTAGAGTTAGCACTTAGACCATAAACATATCCTTTGAAGTAAGTTACGTCTTTAACGTGAAGTGATCTTCCTCCAAAATTTGAGAAATAGATTTCTCCATTTTTATTGATACGTATTTCATTTCCATCTTTTCCAAAAAGAGTCCAGTTTTCGTGTTCAACATAAAGAACATCGTGATTTTTACATACATTAACGTAATCACCCCATTGGAAATGACCGTTTACCATATTTTTGTTGCAATATTTGCACTTCATAGAAACGCCTTAAACTTGCTTAACTTTTCAACAACTTTATCAAAGTTATAAATATCAACATCTATTGATTTTGTTTTTATCAAAATATCATACCTACAATCGATATACATCATCCCCTTGAAATAATAAATACAATTAAAATGTTCCATATAAAATGGTTTTTCAACATTTCTAACTAAAAATACGTCATCACTATTTTTGCGTACAAAGAAACATAGACCATCTTTACCGAAGAATGTGCAATACTGCATTTCTAGATAGAGAACCTCATGATTTTTACATCCAAAAATTTCATGTCCAGATGATAAATAATCTTTGACCATCTCTCTGTCACAGAATTTACATTTCATTCAGCTCTTTCCATGATTTATTTTTCACAATATAGTATATATTACTAGGATCCACATTGTATTTTTCAGCTAATTCAGCATAAGTAAATTTGCCACTTGAATATTCTCTTCTAATCTCTCTAACAATCTCCCATGTTAATTTCGAAAAATAATGATTTTCTCCTGAAATCTTCTTTTTCATTTCTTCAGATTTTTTCTTGCCAATCTTTGCTTTTGACATCTTTTGTTTTGTTTCTTCAGAATGAGTAGTCCCCTCTTTTACTTCTGATATTCTTTGCCTGGTTTCATTAGAACGAAGTTTTCCCTTATTACTATCAGACAGTTTTTGTTTCCACTCTTCAGTAATAACCCTTCCAGTCATTATCTCTGACATATACCTCTTCCACTCTTCAGTATGTGACGGCATTTCTTTTCCCATATTACTCTCAGAAATTTTTCTTTTACTCTCTTCTGTATGATGCCAACCCGAAGATACATTCCCTCCAACCGCTAAGTTATAACCCATATCAGAGTTTCTACTATCAAACTCCTTAATCCAGAATTTCTCTAATTCATCTACTTCATTATCATCACAAATTTCTATAATTGAGAATTGAAAACTATCAACCCCATATTTTCTAATGGCTCTATGAATTGGGTAATGTAATCTTTTACTTTTTGCTTCACATTTATGGGCAGACCAACGATTTTTAGGAACTCCGGTTTGTCCTATATAAACCTTATAGTTAACTGTGTTTAATATACTGTATATGTATTTCACAAGCACATACCAAATTATTACTAGAGAAATAGAATATAGGTCTTAATTTTCTCTTCGATTAAATTATCTGATGAGGTAAGGTTAAATTTCGCAACTTTTGGAATACTAACAATATCGATCATGTTATTAGGGCTTCTGATTGTTGTTTTATTATCCTTAATAAATAGCGTAACAATATAGTTATTACATGAAAACTGCACTTCAATAATATCAAGGAAATTACCATCAGGATCTTTTACAATTTTGTACGCAAATGAGTTACAGTTACTACAGAATGATCTAAATGTAAATTCTTTATTCTTATAGTTTCCGCTCATAAATGTTCTGTAAGTATTTTCAATTTTACAACGCGGGCAAATGTTCTCAAATTCTTTAATATCAATATTCATTTTAATTCTTCAGTAAAAGAGATTTAGAAGGTTAAGTTTTTTCTTAACTTTATCTAAATTATCAGCACCTAATAACAGCGGGCTTTTTCTGTACCCCAATTCAGATATTGAGCATACTCCATATTGATCTTTTATAATTAAGTTTATCGTGGAATATTCTTCATCTGACATCACCCACCATTCACCTATTACAAAATTAGTTGCAACAGAGTTATCTTTGTATCTTAGAAATTCATAATGAGGGATTGAGCCATTGGAATACCCTCTTAGATATATTCCATTGCGTGGACATTTATAAATCTTAGCAATTTGCGTAGGATTAAACCACAACTCATGATTACATATAGGGCATTTTCTATATGTAATAGCTAGATCTGGATAAATCATGAAAAAATTACCATTGTTTTTAGCTTGTGTTTTATCTTAATAAGATCCGGATAATCCATATCTATAATTTTATTATATTCAGCCACAATATCTTCCACATGATTAGATATTGTATATAAAATTTTACTATTAGCCTCTATATAGTTAATAATTATGCCAGTAGAATTTTCTCTATCAAGAAATCTCTCTACATACAAATCTCCGTATAATGATTGTATTTGATAAAAATCATGATCTCTTTTTACCATAAAATCATTATATGCTATGCATGAATTAGTTATGTATGATAGTCTCCGGTGTTTCTCTTTAAGAAAAAAACATGGCGAATTAATATTCTTGATTGCAGACATTTCGCCACCGCAAATCGGACATGTTTCATGTGCTTTTTTCATACTAAATCAACTAAATGTTATATAGAGTCCAATAATTCTTTTAAGTTCTTTTAAGTCTGGAAAATCAGGTATCATAGCCCTTGGAACTTCAAAAGATTGTTTTTCATTTTTCTTTAAGCATATAATGTTACTTTTATTATTAACGATATCTATAAGAACGAACCTACTAAAATCTCTACTTAGAGAGATTTTCATGAAATCGATTTCTTTTGAAGAAAGATCTATTACCAATTGAATACAGTGATTTAATCCTGTACAAGTTCTTTCTATGAAATTAGAGTCCTTATTTAGTAGTTGTACATAAGCTTGTTCTTTCTTAGAGCGCATTTTATCGCCACAAATAGGACAATACAACGTATCCTGCATACACCTATATTATGATAGCGATAGGTTAACTAAACGCAATGTATATTTTCACCTTTTTTATAAGCTTCTTATAATCTGAAAAATCTGGTTCAAACCATTCAATAAATTGGATAGACTTATCATGTATGCGAGAATGAATACTTAATAATTTTTTTTCATACCACCATGTAGCCACAATATTTTTCACAACAATTGAAATATAATTAACATCTTTATAATCAGAGGAAATACAAATATCATGGTTTATTTGAGTGCATTTCTTGAAATGTCTATCAAGTCGTTTAGTAGTAAATTCATTAACAAATGGATGTCCGCAAACTGGACAATTATGTAACTTGTATAACTCTTGACCATTCATGATACCATCAATAAAGTTTTAATCTTATTGAGAATGTTTTTAGAATTGTATGATTTAATCTTTATCACACCATCTATACCAATTCTTTCACCATAGTTAAAAATCCGGTCAGTACACCAAACTTCACAGGTATTATCAAAATAATTATTCTTCAGATAGAAATTCTTTTCATCGTCTGAAATTCTAATTTTTGTAACACATATAGACTCATTATATCCTACTCTTTCAGAATAAAAATGGTCGCCTTCCTTACAGGAATAATCCCGATATGTTTTGCCATAGCCTTCAAACATCTCTTTTTTACACAATGGACAGCATCTCTTAATCATGATATATAGCTTTCTGATGAATAACCCTGCACAATTTGCTTTTGTAAACTTGACTAATGAAATTCTTGATTTTAACAAACCAAAAATTACTAGAAATTATGTAGTAACAAGTTTGCGAAAAACAGATTTTACGACGTACCTCACCGACTACGATAACAACAGTGTAATCTTTCTGGAGCACGTCGTCAAGGTTGGGATGTTCGAAATCCAATTAATATTAACGCCGGCAAGCCGATCGCCTAATTTAAGAGATTACGGCAAATTTTTTGTCAAGATTTTTGAATTAAAACCAATGAACAAAAGAAAAGAGATATTTCTAATAATGGATGAAAGATTCTCAACTCAACCTTGGTCAATGAAGAACTTTAATAAATGGATTAGAATAAAAGATTTGGTAGATATAATTATGTACTGTCATAAATTAAATAAACTTAAGATGTTTGTTTAACTAAACACAAGATATTTTTTGATTTTGCGCAGTGCGTTTTCTTTGTTTTTCAATTTACCCAACAAAAGTGGAGGAATTGGTATATTATCTTTTTCTTTCCTGCCTTTTTCATCAAAAACTCTTAAACTTCCGTAATTATTAGATATCCGTGACTCTATAACATAAATAGCTTCATTTGCAGTTAAACACAATTTTTCATATGCAATAGAAATTGGTTTTACATATTTTCCATCAAAAACCAAATCATCTGATACGATTTCAGTATGACAGCCTTTTCCCAAGCATGAAGATATAAAAAACAAAGATCTATATTTTAAATATGATGATAAATAATTTGGGTCATATGTATTGATATCATTAGCTCCCCAAATAGTACTGTAGGAATTATTCGAAATATCAATTTTAAGTGTTATTGGAAATATATTTACAGATATCATATCTCCTGAAATATGCAATGGCATTTTTCTATATTTAGAAACATTATGGTCCAATTCATGCATAGACAAAGCAACTTTTTTACCACAATTAAAACAGGGACCATTGTATAGTATAAAATCTTTTATAGTAAAGTACTTCATTAAATATAATACTTACTTAACACCTGTTATATCTTATTTAAGATTGGAGATACTATGGACAAAACGCAAACAAAATGGACTAAAGAAAAACAAGCTGCTTATTATAAAGAATGGCGTAAAAAAAATAAAGAAAAGATTTCTGAATACCAGAAAAAATGGCATGAAGAAAATAGAGATAAAACAAAGCAATATTTAGAAGATAACAAAGAATATATATCTGAAAAATCTAAAAAATATAGAGAAGAAAACAAAGAATACTTAAAAGAATTATGGAAAGAATGGTACAAGAAAAACAAAGAAAGATCTCCTAAAAGAAGATTTACTGAAGCAAAGAACGCTGCAAAGAAAAGAAATATAGAATGGAAATTATTATTTGAAGAGTATATAAAACTAATAGAAACTCCTTGTTATTACTGCAATAATGAATTAGGACCGCCCGTTAAAAGATCAATAGGATTAGATAGATTAGATTCTAATGGATGTTATGAATTAAATAATGTTGTATCATGTTGTTATAAATGTAATACTTTAAAAAGTAATATTTTTACTCCCGAAGAAACAAAAATGGCAGTAGAAACTATTTTAAATTATAGAAAATCACTTATTGTGAAATCTTAACGTCGATATTAAAAATTCGTTGATATTTCCATTTAATACATCTTCAAAATTTTTAATCTCAAAAGAAGTCCTATGGTCTTTAACAAGAGAATAGGGACTTTCTGTATATGTTCTTATTTGACTACCAAAAGATATATCTAATTGTTCTTCAAAAGTTTTATCTTGTTCTTTCTTTTTCTTTTTCATTTCTAAATCATAAAGTTTTGCTTTTAATATACTAAAAGCATTCTTCTTATTAACAGATTGGTCTCTTTCAGTTCTTGATAAGACTATTATACCTGTTGGAATATGTTTAAGTCTTATTGCAGATTGAACGCGATTCACATTCTGTCCGCCTTTCCCACCAGCGGTCTGACTTTTCACTTCAACATCTTTCATATTAAGTTCAACTTCAACGCTATCCTCTATATCAGGAACAACAGAAATTGCAGCAAACGACGTATGTCTTGCAGATCCGGAATTGAAAGGAGAATTTCTTATCAAACGATGAACCCCTGTTTCTCCCTTAAGATAACCATATGCATTTTTTCCGAAGAACCTAAGAGAAACAGAATCAGTACAAATTGCTGAGTGATCATTGCATGGATTAAGATCTAATATTTCACATTCAAACCCTTCACTAACTGCCCATTTAACATACATATGCATAAGCATTGTAACCCAATTAGCAGCTTCTAATCCACCAGCACCTGCATTAATTGTCATAATGGCTGGTTTATTGGACATAGGATCTGTCATCATAATGGATAATATAAGTTCAGACATCTCTTCTGACAGAGTGATAAGTTGGTTCTTATCTACTTCCTCAGGAATAGCCTCTGAACATTCAGACAAAAAACTCCACTCATCCCTTAATAGGGTGTACTGTCTAATAATTATAGATATTTCTTGTCTCTTTTTTGTAATCTTTGTTGCTGTAGCAGGATCCTTCCAAAAGTCTTTTTGTGACATTTGCTCATCATATCTAGCCAATTGCTCAGTATACTTTGCAATAGGTATAAGCTCTTTAAGAATATCCAGCTTTTCTGCACACAATGTTACCAATTGTTGCAAATCTTCCATGTATAAAATCTCCAATTATTAACTAAATAATAAAAACATCTTTATCTTTTTTCTTAACTCTTCTCCATCTTTGATAGAGAACAAATCAATCTTAGGTATTCTTGCTACTATATTATAGTTATCAAAAATAAATGTTTCTTCTTCATGGTTTAAAGTCATAAAAGATAATGACGCATTTGTATCCGCATCATTGTTTGGTATTCCAAACATTTGTGCTTCTAAAATTATAGGCGATACAACCTTGCTTTTTCTCTCGATAGTTAATGGTTTGCTATTATAAGTGAATAAAAAGCCGCTACCAAAACACCATTCATTTGTGCATCTAACACATAAAGTAAGATTATGTCTCCATATTAAATTGCAAGCTATTAATAAATCCCCTACCAAAGAGTTATCATCAATATTTATTGAAAATTGAGAATTATCTGTAACATCTTTAAATTCTGGATTTCCTTTGTACCAATAATTAATGTGATTATCTTTTACAGAGGATATATATCTTCCAGCTTTTTCAGCATATTCTCGTGTAAACATATCTTTTCTACTAAGATGTCTTGCAAAGCCCTCTGGTTGTCTAAACTCATAATCTATAAATCCACCAGAGTCTCTAGTATTGAAGAATAAATATGTTTCATTTTTACAAAGAGGGCATATCTTTCCTTTATTGTAAAAATCACGTATTGTTTTAAATCTCATGACATTATATCCAAATTATTTCCAAATTTTATATGTAATTATATAATATACATTTTTTATGGAAACATTATATTCTTTAGATAATTCTTCTTTACTAATTCCATTTGAATATTTTTCTCTAATTTCATTTACTTTTTCACGAGTTAATTTATAACTTAATTTTGATTTATTTGATTTATCAAAATCTGGTCTTTTTATATGTTTCCAAGTCTTTCCATTCACAATACAATTAATATTATATTTAGTAATATTATATTTTTCAGCTAATTGAACTTGAGTATATTCACCAGAATAATAATCATAAATTATCAACTCTACCAAATTTCTATTTAATTTTCCTGAATTTTCTGACATTTTTATTTTTGTATCTTCAGATTTTTTCATACCAATATGAGATTCAGACATTTTTTCTTTTGTTTCATCAGAAACGATTTTTCCAGTATTAGATTTAGATATTTTTTCTTTTGTTTCATCAGATCGAAATTTTCCAGAATTACTCTGTCCTATCTTATTTTTCCAATCTTCATCCAATTTTCTACCTTTGTACATATCGGACATTTTCTTTTTTCTTTCATCAGAACAAGGAGGCATTGTTTTTCCAATATTACCTTCAGAAATTTTCTTTTTAGTTTCTTCTGATCTAGGAATTCCAGTTAAAGGGTTTAGTTCTTTTGGTAAACCTAAATTCCAAGGTGTTTCACCACCTGGTGCTACATTATAACCAAACTCTTTATCTCTGCTATTATACTGTCTAATAAGAAGTTTTTCAGTTTCATTTGCATCTTCTGATGTTAAACAGGTAGCTATAACTTCGTACTCAAAATTTTCTACGCCATACTTAGACATAGCTCTATGAATATATTGTTCATGTTTTTGTTTAGCTAACCATTTGTGATCACTCCATCTGCGACCAGGATTAACCGTTTGTCCTATATAAACTCTTCCATCGATAATATTTATTATCCTATACATAAAAAAATATTTCATAATGTTATATAAAGATATTACCAGATTACGAAATCAATATCCAATTACTAATCATATTGATTACTTTTTCTTTATCAGAAAAATTGATGTTCTTTTTTATTGCATCTATTTCTTTATGAAAGATTTTTGGATCATAATCCTCATTATTAAGATCTTCTTGGGAACATGTATAATGCCATATTGATGTTTTTTGCAATATATTATCTATTCGCATCATATATGATTTATGCTCTGTATCAGTATCTAATGTAAAGGAATATGCTTCGAAAGATATAATTCCATCACTTTCTTCAATATCTTCGCTAATATTAAAAAAGATACGACCATCAGTTTCTCTAAACTTCAGAAACTTAGTTGATTTATAATAACATAGATCATGAACATTTAGTTCAAAATCTGAATCGTCTTTGCTTTCTATTGCTGACTCGTTGCATATTCTAAAGAAATACATATCAGCATTCTTATTCTTTTCATAAATTTCTTTATTCAACTTGAATGATGAATTAAACATCACCATGCAGGATTTTTTATCTTTAGAAGAGACAGGATTAAAAATACCAGTATCAGGATCCATTTTAAATAGATCAGAATAAAGCATCTTTATATATAGATGTGTTTTGTTACCACAACAAGGACAAATATCCTTATCTATAAAATCAATTAATTCTTTCATAACTTTCCTTAACTAAAATTGACCAGAGTTTTTATTCTGTGGTGCAATTTTTCCGAATTGAAATTTTCAAAATCTATTATTGGAAAACTAATCGCACCAGCTTCTGGATTTGATGTTGATATTATATTTGTCCGTTCTTTTCCCCAATCATTCTGGACCCAGAATTTTCCAACATTACAAGCTTCCCAATACAACCTAAATGATCCTATTGATGATTGCTCAATAAAATTATGAAACTTACCAGGATCAACGATTGGTGGCGTACATCTTAATATAGAACTACAAAGATAATACTCCATGAAACAATGTTTGTTGGTACAAACTAATTCTATATGAGGTTTAAGACTTTCAAATGCTTCTATTGCTTGTCTTTGCGTAACAGATTTATAATCGTAATATTCGCTAGTATATGAAGATGGGTCTATATCCATCGAGATAATATTGGTATCTACATCAATTGATATGTTCATTTTTAAATGGAGATACATTGTTGTGTGGCTAAAAGAAAACTCAAACTTATTGTCTCTAGGAATAGAACTTATGATAGGGATCTGTTTATCATGACCAATGAAATTGGTTAGCATTGGTTCAAGCTTTGAACCGCAGAAAACACACTTATCTCTAAGTTCTATGAATTCTCTAATCTTATTGAAGACCTTCTTCACTAAACCTCACGTAAAAACTACTAACTTTTTTATCCTCTTATATACCTCATAAGGGTCAGTAACTATATTTTCAAAAAACGGAACTTCAACTATTTTTGGATTATCAAGTCTACCATCTATATCTAACTTTGATATCTCGACAGTCTCTTTATTATATCTACAAAACAAATGATCTCGTTCATCTGAGTTATTAGAAATGATAAATGTTTGTGAAATCAAATAGGCATGATCTAATACATTGGAAGAAACGTTTAGTACAAACACTATATTATAACTGTATCTACCACAACAATTACATTCAAATCTATGTGGAGCAAAAGTTTTTCCATCGTAATCCACTCGACAAATATTGTTTCTATAATCGTAAAAACAACACTCTCCTTCTTTATTAAGCTCAGCTATATTAACCTTAGTACCAGGAATATATACATATAGGGTCACTCCTGATGGGATATTGATATCACAGTGGCAAATAGGACAACCACGCATATGATAAAATAAGTCGTGAACATTATAAAACTCAATCATCTTCATAATACTTGTCGTACACTTCTCTTGTAAGACCTGCATCAATTAATATTGGACGCCCCTTTAATGTCCCCCAGGATGATATTCTAGCCATGTCGCCGGGCATTAATTTGAATTTTTTACCAAGAGATAGCATTTCTTTATATACATCAGAATCTTTTACATCATCAAAATCAGAGGGCTTATCGTGAGTCGTTCCAGCTACACCTTTAAGTCCATATGAAATAGCTGCACTAAAAGATTGGAAATTAACTCCAGTCATTTCCTCAAATTGCTTAACCTTTATCTTTTCTAATTTTTCAGTCTCCATCCATGCATTATTTTTAGCACTTCTTAAAACCTTATTAAGATATTTTGATTTCATTTTTGGATTTGACTCAACTTCATTTTGAGCCAAACCTTTCTCATTCTTAGCTAGTTTAACAATCGTTCCCTTGCTTGTCAAGTAAACAATGCGTGACGAGCCAGATGAAAAATGTTTTAAATTTCTCTCAGCATACTTCTTTCGCGCGCGAAAGGTCTCCAGATTTTCCAAGTTTTTGAGCACTTTTGTAAGATCTTTACTATCCTCTGGTAGTTCTTCACCGAGGGCTACTTTTAGGTACTTAGAGGCACATTTTAATAATCTATCAACATCCATATAGAGATACTCCGATAATCATATTGATATATAACCCTATATGACTATATCAATGGAAGAGTTTCTTAAACTCATTAATGAAATTGTTGAAGAGGAAGAACGTGATTCAAAATTTTCAGATGAATATTTTGAAGAGGGCACTTCTTTGCCTTCCGTATTTGAAATACTAAATAAAATGAAAGATCCTCCTAAAAAGGCGGTACAATTATCTAACAAGAGCGGCACCATTGATGTAGAAAACATGAAAAATAATGAGATATTACGCCATGTAAAAACGAAAAATGAATTTAAGGTTGGTGATTTTATAATCCATGTTAGTGATGGAAGCAAGGTAGACCATGTTAATATACATATACTAGAAAACCAGCGTAAAACAGCGTCAGGTTTTCCATGTAATATGTTAGTTAAAAAAAATGTTATCAGTGATAAAAGATTTGCTTCTTGTCCATGGTTATCATACTTTTCTGGCAAATATGGTGTTCCAAGAAGAACAGCATACGATGTTCCTACTGAAGAGATTATAAATATAATTAAGTGGGTAAAAGCTATTAACAAAATGACCGCCTTTTTATGAAAAGATAATCAATTTTTCTAATCTATTTATAAGGTTATCGATATTATCTATTTTTTGGAGGCTAACTTTTAGCATATTATCATTTGTATAATACATATAATCCCACTCCATTCTTAATTTTAAGTTTAGTTCAGTACTATTAGTATTAAACCAATCAACGACAGAAGTATTTTTATCGTATTGATTTGTTATTCTATAAACTCTATAATTATCTTCTCCAATTTTCTTATAAGTTGAGATATACTCTTCAGACACATAAAAATTTCCTAGTTTTGAATTCTTCATATCTATAGCAAAATAATTTGTATTGTAACTATAGCAACAACAATTGGTACAAAATCTATAGAAAACACCAGTATTAGATTTGTTGTATTTATTAAATCCTTGAATATAAGAAACCGGCACTATATTAGATAGAACTTCTCCCCTAGCATTGGAAAAGTCAACATAGAATGTATTATCATTCATATTAATCGAATAAATAAACGAATACAACCGATGTTTATTAAGTGTGTACATATCTTTTTTAATAAGTACACGGTTATCTTCGTATCTTATAAGTTTTCTTGTTTTTCCTTTGAATGCTAGAGAAAGATTTTTACTACATAATGGGCACTGAGGGCGGTAATTAATGAATTCTTTTACACTCTTAATCATACCTATCAATATAATCACTAGTTAAGACCATATCAACTCTCTAATTATTAGAGATAATATCTTTGTAATCTCTCTATATAACTACCTCCCCCTATAGATCCCCCATGAGTTTGTCGAGAAAAACTTCAAAATGATTCAAAAAATAAAGGCGGCAAATTATGCCGCCCATTTTTAAATTATGGCGTTATAAATATTAAATTCCTTTAGATGAATCAATGTCTATTAATGATTTTGGCTCTTCAGGCGGGCTTTTCATGTATGATTCAAACAGATCTCCCATATATTTGGCTAAATTAGAAAATTCTTGTTTCATTTCAGGAGACATTTGATTATATCCTGCAGATAATTGACCATATTCATTCTGTAAAAATGGAGTAAAAGCTTGCTTCACTTTATCTGATCCAACATTGAATCTCTTTGTGAAATTATCTGTATTTTTAGCTATACTTTGTCTTACCGATCTTAGTTTATTTCTAAGATCATTTAATAATTGAGCCATAATTTCAGTTGATTTTTCACGTTTTACATTGATATCAATATATGGATCTGTAGTTCCGGCATATTGTTTATACATATTCCAAGCTTTCATAGTTCTTGGACCAGCAATTCCATCTACATCGCCTTTTTCCCAAGGTGACCCCAATGCTTTTGTAAGTTGCTGATTAAATGAAGGATCAGCATTTACATAATTCAATAAGTTCTCTTGAAATTTTATAACGTCTTCTTTTGTTGATAATTTAGATGGTACCTGAAATTTTGGTGGTTTACCCTTAACATTTTCATCCTCAAAAGTAAAAACTTGGTTTCCCATATAAGGATCTGTACTTTCTATTACTTGAGATAATGATTTAAGTGTTTTTCCTGTGATAGCACATTTCTCAAATAGTTCTGCCTTCTTAAGAATATAATCTATTTTTTTCATCTAAAAACCTTTAACAACAATACATATATCTTTTATATCCAATCATATTTATATCGATTAGATCTCAATTGGTTGATATTCATTCATTCTATCCAATTCTTCAGAAGCCAAATCACCTTCTTTATTCTTTGCTGCTCTAATAAGATCTAGCAATTGATTATATTTTTCAGAAGATATTTCTCTACTAAGCATTGCTTTTTGTAGTGCATTCTCTAGTTTTGGAACATACATATCTAACAAATTAGCATTTGACTTCGCCATACCAGCTTGTACCTGAGCAGCATAGAAATTAACTAAAGCTGCAACAGATTGTGTTGGTTTTTTTGCTACAGGAAAGTCTTCTGGCTTATAAGTAGGAGATTTTTCATCAACCTGTTGATTGAACAACTGTTGATATTGATCTTTTTGTGCAATAAAATTAGAAATATTACTTCTAGCAGTAGCTAGTGTTGATTTATCTGAATTAGAGAACTTATCTGCATGCATCGCAAGAGTCTTTTCAATCATATTCAACGCTTGTTTAGGCGTAGCAAAATCTTCATCTACCAAAGAAGGATAAATCTTATTGATAACATTCTTTGCCATGGATGCATTCTGTCTAAATGCAGATTCCATTTGGGAAAAATCTTTATAATATTCTGGTGTTTGTGCTAATGCTTTTAGAAAATCTTGTCTTCTACCATAAGCAGCTAATCTCTCAAACAACTTTGCCTTCTTCAAAATAAGATCTGTTTTTGCCATACCAGATTTCCTCTCCTAGAAATACTACTTTGTATACTTTATTATGCCATACATTCATGTTATTAAATCATTATATCTCAGCAATTTATAAATATAGATCTGTTCAAGGGAAAGTGTCAATCCTGGTGGTCCATAATTATTTTGTAAAACAGATGCCAAACCATGCGATATAAACAGCGCGACATCAGCTTCATCGCGATTGCTATAGTCACGGAAATCATCTCTAATTACGAGAATTCTTCTGAACATCAATCTAACAATATTTGGATAATTTGGATCGGCTGCAACGCGAGCATCAAACTCATCACCTGTCATTGTTTCAGAAATGAATAGCTGTGTTTCCAATTTTTGTGTTATGTATCCATCAATATCATTATTGACAAAAATTACTGCACCTGGTAAATTCATATTAATTGCCTCACAAATTATATGAGTTTTTATCCCCTTGCGCATTATTATTCGATATTTAACTTGCTTTTGAGGAGAATAATTGATATGGAAATTCCTGAGTTTAAATTCGCGGTTCGAGAAGATTTAAAAGACTGTGGAATTGATTTTTTGCCAACTAGAGCGACATCAAGATCAGCTGGCTGGGATGTGAAAGCGGCATTTAAAGATATAAAGTTGCTTAAACTTTATCCGTTTGAAACTGCTAAAATTCCATTAGGATTTAGGGGATTTTGTCCAGAAGGTTGGTGGTATGAATTAAAACCAAGATCCTCTACTTTCGGAAAAAAGAATATGCATTGTCTTTATGGTACAATAGATGAAGACTACGAGGGAGAATTATTATTGGCTTGTCAGTATATTCCGCCTCAATTAAATAGACCTTGGGAAGAATTTGAATATTATGGGATGATTTCTGCAGAATTTGATTCTAAGCCATTGGTTATTAATTTTGGTGATGCTCTTGGTCAGATAATTCCGGTAAAAAGACAAGAAATGATAGTAATGGAGGTTACAAATGAAGAATACGACGAATTGTGTAGAAACAGACAAGGCACAAGAGGTGCCGGTGGTTTTGGATCGACAAGTGAATGAAATGGAATTTATAAATGAAAGAGAGAAACCGGTTGATGGTAAATTTCCTCCCACTATTGCAACTCCTGAACAAGAGAAGTTATTAAAAGAACTTAATATTAAAGATGAAACAAAACCTCCCTGTGATAAATTTGGTAGTTGGAATTTTGATGAATCAGAAATGTGGGTTCAAACATATACCGGAAGAAGATTTACTCCAACAAAGCCTATAATTAATTCTATTGTTTTAGAAGATATAGCTCATGCATTATCTATGCAATGTAGGTTTAATGGACATATTTTAAAATTCTACAGTGTGGCACAACACAGTGTTTTAGCCTCATATATTTGTGATGAAAAAGATAAATTGTATGCTTTGTTGCATGATGCTTCAGAAGCATACTTGTCAGATATTTCTAGACCAATAAAAACAAAATTAATAGAATATAATAATTTAGAAAAAATATTACAAGATGCAATATGTAAAAGATTTAATTTACCTACTGAAATGCCTGAGTCAGTGAAAAAAGCAGATGATATTTTGCTAATGACAGAAGCAAGAGATCTGTTATCTACAGTCAGAAGTGGTTGGGGTTATGATCATATTACTCCATTGCCATTTAAAATAACACCAATGTCTCAACAAGAATCTAAAGAACTCTTTATAAAAAGATATTGTGAATTAACTAATACTTCAATTTCTTTTTTTAGAAAAGAATTAAAGGAAGATATATAATTTTATTATGACTGATAAAATATGTAAAAAATGTAAAAAGACATCTGATAAATGGGGTTCCAAAGATCTTTGTTTAAATTGTTTTAATTTACCAAAACCTAAACATTTATATGATGTCAAAGTTGATGCTTTATTGCCAGCGACTTTGACATATAAAGTTCTGGCGGAATCTCCAGAACAAGCAGTAGATCTCTTACAAGGGAAACAACCAGTATCTGTTCAATACAAATTAGCTGGTAGAAAAGAATTTAAAGCTAAAGTATATGAAGCGGGATGTCTGATTGTAAAGTATGCTAGGAATCTGATTGGAATACTTAGATAATGCTTGAGAATTATTTAAAGCGTGTAAATATAGGTAAAAGAAAAGGTGTTGTAACCACAGTTAAAGTTTCAAAAAGAGTTCCAATTTGTGAGTTTTTAGGTAAAATTTACACAGATAGAGATTTAAATGCTCTAAATAAACCAAATAATGTTTTACAAATTGGACCAAACACATATTTAGGAGAATCTGGTAGATTAACTGATGATATCAGACATTCATGTTCTCCAAATTGTATGATACATGTATCTGGCGCTAGAGCTATATTATATTCTTTACATTTGATACAGCCAGGTTCAGAATTGACATATGATTATTCTGCTACATCAACAGATACATTAGATACATGGAATATGATTTGCAATTGTGGTTCATTTTCATGTAGGAAAAATATTAGTGGGTTTTATAATTTACCGGAAGAGTTACAAGAGAAATATAAAAAAGAAGGAATTGCGGCGTTATTTATAACGTCACCAATTTTTGCAAGAAAATAGTAATATTTTATTATTCTAAATATGACTAACGAAATACTTAAAAAATGTATCAAATGTGGTGTGTCTAAATCATTATCAGAATTTTATATCTCAAAATCTTCCAAAGATGGCAGAAGAGGTGATTGTAAAATTTGTAATAAAATTATCACAAAAAAATATCGTGAAGAAAATGCAGATAGGGTTAAAAAGCTAAAATCACAAAAAATGTATGTAACATGCGAATTTAACACGTCTGATAAATGTGTAAAAGAGTATTTGATAGGTAAATACGAATATAATAAAAATATAAAAAGAAATAATGGTAGGTATAGGTGTATATTTTGTGCTATAAATGATACTCATTTGGATAAATCTAAATATGATATAGATTACTCATTTTTTAACAAAATAGATTCTGAAATAAAATCTTATTTACTTGGAATAATTGCTGGAGATGGTCATATAAATAGTAAATGTGAATATCTTGAGGTTGTCGCAAATAATCAAGACATAGAAACTTTGCTTTTGATAAAAAAACATATATCACATAACAATAATATTAAACGACACAATAGTTCTGCTAATTGCTCTAAAATATTAATATGTTCAAAATCTTTATGCAAAGACATATGTAAACAGCTTAATATTTTACCAGGTAAAAAATCTGATAAAATATCATTACCTAATTTAGATAACTCCTTAATAATACACTTCATAAGAGGATTAATGGATTCAGACGGATGGATATCAGCAAAAAATAAAAGATGTTTTTATTCATCGTCGTCACAAATGATATTAAAACAGGTACAAGAATTTGCCAGTAAATATAAAATTAATTCTAATATACATGGTATAAAATTAGATTTTTGTGGTGATAATGCTAATATGTTCTTAACAATGTTGTATGATAAAGCAAAATTCTTCTTAAAAAGAAAACGAGAAAGATTTGGGGAATGGAAATGATTAAATTTTATATTGTAGATGTAGAAACTAACGGTATTAGAACAAATTATCATGAAGTTAATGAAATATCCATTATTAGATATGATGATAGAGTTCAATTAACAGAATTTATAAAATGTGAAAACCCTAGTAGATCAAGTTTTGATGCTCTAAAAATTACTAAAAAAACAATGTCTGATTTGCAAAGAGGAAAATCCAAAGAAGAAGTGGTAGATAAAATTATCTATTTTTTAGAGGAAGATGGTTTAACGCCATCTCATCGATGTTTTATTGCTCATAATGCTAGTTTTGATAGGAGATTCTTACATGCTTTATTTGATAGTACTAATAAGACTTTACCAGTAAATTTATGGTTATGTACTATGGCATTAACTAAATCTTTTTACAAAAAAGCAGGAATAAAAGCTAAGGCTAATTTACATGACGCCTGTGATAATGTTGGTGTAAAAAAAATTCATGATAGTCACTCATCTAAAGTAGATACACGTAATACATACTTGCTACATAAAGATCTTGTAGAAGTTAAAAATATAGATTATCTACCACATATAAAGACATTCCCACACATTGTTGATACATTAGATAGTGAACTAGATCCTGATTTACTAGACCTTGAATGAAGAATATAAATATTGAATCACTGTATTTCTTACAAAGAAAGAATATTAATTTAGTTGAAGGTTATACTGAAATACCTAACATGGCTTTTATAATGAAAGCTTGTAGGCTAAAACCATATTCTTATTTTTTTGAGAAAAAGACCAATAATATTACATTGGAAACATGGTGGTTTGATGAGTTTTATAACTCATTGCTTCTAAAAAAGAAAAAGGTGAATATAATATACGGCGATCTAAAATTGGATAGAGATTTAGTTTCATGTACAGATATGTACTATGGGCTAAGTATGAGTAAAATATCTAAAATGAGTAAGTCTGTGTATATAACATTTGGGCATGATGAAGACCTATTTCAAGATTGTGCATCTGTATCATTTTTAGGTATAGACAATTTTATAAGAACTTATATTTATTATTATGGTGAGTGGCATCACGCATCCCCATTAATATTAGGAATTAGGACATTAGTTTATTTCATAAAAAACAGGAACTCGAATTTTGAATTCCAACAGAAACTATTTAAAAACATTTTGCTTCCTTGTATTTCAGGGAGGTCATGGTTAAGTTCTCTTCCGGTGAACGAGAATTTTTTACAAACATTGGAGCAACAATGTGGTATTGTTGCTTCCATATTCAAATAACAGAGGGAAAATATAAACGTATGGCAAAAGACAGTAGAGATAGAATTGAGTTTGAGGGAGAAGTTGTTGATTCAAATAATGGTAAGTTTCATGTTAAAATTAGTGACTCATACACCGTTATGTGCACTTTAAGTGGAAAAATCAGAAAAAACTCCGTTAAGATACTTAACGGAGATAGAGTCAAAGTTGAAGTATCTATGTATGACACTTCACAAGGAAGAATTATTTACAGACTTAAATAATACCTATCTGATTTAAGAAGTTATTAATACGATCCCAAAGACCTTGTCTCTTACTGACATTAGGTATTTGTTGAGTTTTGTCTTCTGTAGTAATCTCAGGTGTCGTAACTTCTTCTTTTGGAGATTCTGTTTCACTAGATGAATCAATTTTCTTATACATGGAGATACCTCTAGGTACTTTTGAACCGTGTGGTTCAATTTTTACCATATATGGTTTTCCTTTGACTGTAACTGGTATTAGACTCCATAAAGGGTAATCACTATGAAGTAATTTTGTGGCAATAGCGGAGGCTTCTGCTTGTTCTTCTGGTGTGAATTTAGGAGAAATGTATCCAGGTGGTGGTCCCATTTTTTGTGTAGCCTTACCGACTGGTTCTCCATCGATACTAGTTTTACCAGAAGATGGTTTGCTACCAGGTTTACTAGAAACTTCATTTAATGAAGAAGTAGATGTGTAGCGTTTTGCATTTGGAGTATCAGAAACGGCTTTAGATATATTAGGCAGTCTCATTACTCTATCTAAAGTTGTTTCTATTACTTTTCCATCAGGAGTTTTTACTGTTACTTTTTGATCAACAAATCTAGCTCCTGCTGCATATTCAGAGTAATTTTTTGCAGAATGTGGGGATCTACCAGTTTGAATTGGGTTACCATTTGCATCCATAAGCCCTCTGAAATGTAATCTATCAGAGTATCCTTTACTGGTTGGTTGTATAATTTCCTTCATGTGACCTGAGAATATTGCGTCTTCATTTTCTTTATGTTGTTGATATACTGGATCATTATTTATAACGTCATTATATGCAACAGAAAATTCAGGTTTTGATACGTCATTAACCACTTGTTCTGGAGTATAGTGTTTTCCTTCAAAATCTGCTCCAGTACCGCTTAGTGGTCTTGCAACAATATTTGTTCCAGATTTTTTGGCAGCATCCCATACCTGATCTACAATTTTAGATGTGGGCAATTGCATTCCAAAATGTTTAGCAATTCGTTGTGCTGTATAAGCAGACATTGGAACGCGAATTCCATCGATTGTTAGAAAATCAGGCATGACTCTATAGGTGATTGTTGTACCGCCAGGACCTGGGACAGTAATTTCTTTTGTCTTTGGTGGTCCCATTTTTAAAGCTTCACGATACACCAATGCTTCCCTTTGTGGTCCTGCTGGCGTGCTCAAAAATTGTTCTTTGAAACCCATAAATCACCTCAGTATCTCATAAATTTTAGCTCCCCTTCATCACTTACTAATGAAGATAATATCTTATCTGAAAACACATCTTTCATTCTCACTGGTTTATGATTAACCATTACATCATTTGCCACTAATCTTATTCCATGGCTATAGTCTGCATAAAAATCTTCATGACTCCAATAGTTTAGCCCCTGTATTGGTTTTCCATCTTTATGGATCCAGCCATATATAGTAACTCTTTTATTTGGATTATTGGGATATAACTTATTAGTTAATACAACGTCTTTTTTATGTCCAGATATTAACTTTGTCATATCCATCTTTTCAGATATAATAGATTTTTGTATTTTTTCATTATGCATTTTATATCTATTAGTGCTCATCATCTCAGAATTATAAGGCGGACCCCAAGGAGATGGCTCAAGCTTATTCAATGATGCAAACCATATATCATTAACCATCTTTTTAGTTGGCAAAGTACAGTCATATTGATCTGCTATCTTCTGCGCTGATAGTGGACTCATTGGTATTCTTAAATAATCTGAATTAGTACCAATAGATAAATAATCAGACATAACCAAATAAGTTATTGTATTACTTCCATCAGTAATAACAATTGGCTTAAATTCTCTCAAGAAATCTGGAATATTTCCTGATAAACATTCATTAACTATATTATTTTCTCTTTTTGAGCCATTGATGTTCATATTGAGTTTTGCAAACTCAGATCCAGTAGGTGCATTAGGTTGTCTGTTCGGTATCAGCATCATACAAACTTTTTAATTTAATAGATACACCAGGTATCTTACGTAATCTTTCTATAGTGTATGCCAGATCTTTAGTTAAACTATCGTAGCTATTATCATATCTTTCCATTTCATCAAATAAATCGGGAAAGGTAATTTCAACTTTTGGAAAGAACTCATTAGCATCCAGTTCTATATTGATATTTTGAATCATCATCGATATATACTTTACAATCAATGAGGTGCTCAGCAATAATTACTTTTAATTTTGAGTTAGACATAAAAATCTCCTACAATTTGACAAGCATAAATATCGTGGTTATACTATTTTTATGATTATAGATAATATAACTATAACAGGTAAAAATATATTAGGTTTAACCTTCTCCAGCAAACAAAAGGTAGAAAGAATTTGTGATTTATGTGGAGATAAATCTATAGTTGTTTGGAATACCATAGCAAGATGTAGAAAAAAACATAATACGGATAAAGATTATTGTTTTAAGTGTGCCATTAAAATATACAATACTGGGGAAAATAACCCTGCAAAAAGACTTGAAACAAAAATTAAAATTTCAAAAGCTTTAAAAGGTAAATCAAAATCTTTCAAAGATGGCTATAATCTTAGAATTTTAGATGAAAAAATATCTACAAGTGGATACATTCTTAAATGGGTTCCAGAAGAGAATAAACATATACAAAAACATAGGTTAATTTTCGCAGATAATAAAGGAGTTCACCATTCTGAATTAAAAAATATCCATCATATAAATGGAGATAAATTAGATAATAGATTGGAGAATTTAATAGAACTAGATATTTCAGAACATTCTTATTTACATTCTCAATTGGAAAATTTGGCTTTTAAATTAGTGCAAAAAAACATAATAATTTTTGATTTGGAATTAAAAAGGTATTCATTAAATAACTCTTTTCTATTAAAAACAATAGAAAAGAGTATTGGTTTTAATGATATTGCGATAAAACAAAATAAGAACATCTGTTCTTCTAGAGCAGATGTTAATATAGAATCTGAAATAATAAGAGGTATTTATAGAAAAATACCATTGATTGCTTCTAATATGTCAACAGTTATAAATTCTGATTTTTATATTAAGTTGTATGAATTAGGTGCTTTTGCTATATTACATAGAGCTGCGACAGATGATTTTATTTTAAAAGAGATCAAAAAAGTTTCTACAAAATGTGAATGGGTAGCAGCATCTATTGGTATTGATTTAAATCAATTCGATTTAGTTAAAAAAATGATTAACAATGGGTGCAATATTATTACAATAGATATTGCTCATGGGTATAGTGATTATATAATAAATCTAGGTAAAAAAATTAAATTGAATTATCCACACTGTAAATTGATATTAGGAAACACAACTAATACAAATTTACTATTAGAGACATATGATTTTGTAGATGCTATTAAAGTTGGTATTGCTAATGGTTTGGCGTGTGAAACCAAAAATACAGCAGGTTGTTTAGAGAAACAATTTTCAACTGTTCTAAAATTTAAACAGTTATCAAAAGAATTTGGTATTCCAATAATAAGTGATGGTGGAATACGTGAACCAGCTGATTTCACGAAAGCTATTGCAGCAGGTGCTAATTCTGTTATGGCTGGTAGTATATTTGCTGCTTGCCCAGAAAGCGCTGCAGAAAAAACAATTATTGATGGAAAAATAAAAAAAATATACGCTGGAATGGCTTCCGAATATGTCCAAAATAAATGGAAAGGTGGATTAAAAGAAGGAACATGTGCAGAAGGTGGTATAAGATTATTAGATGAAGGAGATTCTGTTTATAAATTATTAGAAAGATATTCAGGTGCTCTAAAATCTGGTATAACATATTCTGGGACTAATAATATAAAAATGTTTCAAAATAACGTAGAATTTATAATGGTTTGAAAATGGACACAAAAAATCTTAAAATCTTTTCGTTAATATCATCTTTGATACTATTGTCATGTACCACCATAGCTACTGTATATGCTTTCATTAACAGTAGCATACCTATGTGTATTATGTGCTCAATTATGTCGATGATATTGTTACTTATGGTATATGGTGATCTCGTAGAGATAAAAAATCTGGAGAATTAAAATGGATAAAGAATTTAGTGTTGTTCGATTTATAACAGCATTAGTAACACTTGTTGCTTTCTTAGCAACATTAGTTTTCGCTGTTATTGGTTTTGTAGAGGCGCAATATGGTCTTGGAATAGTATGCACAATTTTATCATTTGGTCTTGGAGTGTTTGTGTGGGGAGATTACAATAAATACATAAGGAAAGAATAATGTGTGAAAATAAAGTTGGAGAGAAAGCTTATCTAACTTTATTGGAAGATATTCTTTCTGATGGAGAAAAACGAAACGATAGAACTGGAGTTGGAACAAGTAGTATATTTGGGGCGCAACTTAAGTTTGATCTAAATGATAACAAAATTCCTTTATTAACAACCAAAAGAATGTTTTATAAGGGTATTATTGAAGAATTATTATTTTTTTTACGTGGAGAATCTGATACTAAAATCCTTGAGAGTCAAGGTGTTAAAATCTGGAAAGGAAACACCACTAGAGATTTCTTAGACAAAAGAGGATTATCATATCTTCCTGAAGGTAATATGGGGAAGATGTATGGTAAGCAATGGAGAGACTGGGGTGGATCGAAAGATAAAAAAGGTGTTGATCAAATAGCCAAAACAATAGATCTCATTAAAAAAGACCCTTACAGCAGACGAATAACTGTAAGCGCACTAAATATTGCCGAGCTACCAGAGATGTGCTTACATCCATGCCATCCATTATTTCAATTCTATGTAAATGATGACAGGTTATCTTGTTTATTCTTCATGAGATCTGTTGATATGTTTTTAGGTTTCCCTTTTAATGTGGCAAGTTACGGAATTCTTACCCATATAATAGCAAAAGTAACTGGTCTAAAAGGAGATAAACTTATTTTTATGGCTGGTGATGCTCATGTGTATAATAACCATCAAGAACAGGTTAAAGAACAGATAAGTAGAGTTCCGTATGAATTTCCTACCTTATCAATTAACAAGGAACTTTCTTCAATAGAAGATATTGAGAGACTAAAATTTGAAGATTTTAAGGTTACTGGATATAAATATCATCCTTCTATAAAAGCTGAAATGGCTATTTAATGAATAATCCATATAAAAAACCAAGTAAAGACTGGCGAGTATATGAAACTTGCTTAGGTTTATATTATGATTTCGCAAAGAATTTACGAGGATGTTACTGCTCCAGAAAAATAGTAGCAAATGATAATCTAGACGATTTTGTTAAAGATTACATATATGAAATATTTGCTAGTAAAGGAACAGATGATAGATACAAAGATCATTGTTTTTTTCATAGTAAAAAAAACAATTTTTTGAAGAGTGTGACATAACTATATGTACGGAACAAAATTGTATTTGTAAGATGAAAGTATTTGCATAATGAAATGGAAAGTGTACGATATCCATTTAAAGAAGTTTGAACCATTTATATTTTATGCGAGAGGAAATAAAATAACTAATATATGTAATAAGAAATATCCAAAACCCCATATAGGAAGAAATTTGTGTGGACCTGATGGTGTATTTACTAAAATAGATAATCCTAATATAAATATTGAATCAGTTACTTTCCCTTCTTGGTTAGCTGAAAAAGAACACGTAGAAAAATCTTTTGAATCTCAAATACCAGCATACGTTGAGACTCTAAATAAAATGCCTTTACTCGAAGGATACAATATTTTCCTTATAAGGAAAGATTGGGATAATTGGTACACTGAAATAGCAATGGGATCTTGGAAAGCTAGAGGGACTAAAAGAAATAGAAAAATGGAACATTTAATTGAACGAATAGAAAGATTAAGAGTATTTTCATGATAGGAAAAGTAAGATCAATAGCCGCTTGTAGTTCGAATGGAGTCATTGGAATAGATAATAAACTTCCTTTCGAGTACCCAGAAGATATGAAACACTTCAGGAAGGCAACAAAGAATAGTGTTGTCATAATGGGTAGGTATACATTCCATAGTATGGGATCAAAACCTCTTCCAAAAAGAGAGAACATTATAATATCTCAATACATTAGGAACGTTGGGGCTCCAGTAGGCTGTAAAGCCTTTGCAACAATAATGGAAGCAATGGAGTATCAATCTACGATATTGAGAGATCGCGCTACTGATATCTGGTTCATTGGAGGTGAAAGCATTTACAGAGGTGCCATGGAGTTTGTTTCAGAAATACATCTAACAATCACCCCAGACTTCATAATAAATGCAAAAGGGGCTGTTCACTTTCCATGGATTAATCCTGAAAAATTCAAATTAGAAGAATTGAAACCAATGTCTGACAATTCACCATTAAAGTTGGCGATATATTCAAAAATATAATGGTCTAGCAATCTCTTCGTATTTCGAAGCTAATTTATGTAATTTATCTACTTCTTTTGAGAAGTTAACGATACGTTTTGCGACGTGAGAAGCCATCTTAAATTTCTTTTGCTTCTCTTGCCAGCCAGGTAACCAGATATTCTGTTTTTCCTCGGCAGACATATCAGTATATTTTGGAACATGAAAATATTTTCCTGGGTTCTGCAATAGACCATTCTCCCAAATCTGAAAATGAATATGTGGAGCTGTATTTATTGCATTTCCGGAATTTCCAACATGTCCAATTACGGTATTTTTATCTACTTTATCACCCTTTTGAACAGATATATCTGCCAAATGAGAGTTATAAGTCTTTATATTTCCTGGGTGCATAATAGTGATACTATTACCACCTTTACCACTATATCCAACGTGAGACACTACTCCATCTGTTATTGGATAGACAGCCGTACCACCAGGGGCTCTTAAATCAACGCCTTTATGCCCGCTCTTATGGCGGGCATCAGTGGGTGCATTAGGTGAATAAGCACCAGAACTGTAATAAGTTCCTTTTATTGGTGCTTGAATGTCTCCGGATGAACCATCCAGTCCTGAAATATCTTCTGTTTTAGATTCTGAAGGTTTCTGTTCAGGGGCAGTTGGATGCACGAAAGTCGTCTTTGAATTAAAAAGATTTCGGATCTCCTTCGTAACATCTTGGAGTAGTTGATCTAAACTTATATCGAACATATTGTAATGTCAATTTAGCGATACACTGCATTTATTTATTGTTCTTCGTAAAAATAAACACTTACGCCTTGTTCAATCATATATTTATTCAAAAATTCCTTAATTCTTGGAGCCATTTCAACTGTAATTGAAGATACATGTACTGAAGCTTTCTCATACTTAGCCATATCAGCAGTCTTCTTAATACACGACTCAAGTCCTACATCGTCAACTTCTAAATTAGCAGTTTGACAAAGCATATGGATAACCCATGTATCACTTTGAACTGCTGTAGTGTTGACTGCTCCTAACTTATAAGCACCAGTTCTATTGGCAAACCAACCACGACTATCAACTCTTACTTGGCGCCATTTCTTATCAAAAATTTTGAATAAAGGATTTTCAGGCTTACCTTCAAGATTATTCATAGACAGAACAAATCTTAAACCTGCATTCCAAGGGGCAAGAATTGTTCCCTTAATTACTTTAAATTGTCCCTTTGGTTGAAACTTATTTACTACATTTTCTTTTTGCATATTAAATCCTTCTTACTCTACCAACCATTACTATATCAGCAAATACGATAGTTTAGTGTAGTAAATGTAATCAACAGCACAAGACTAAACTTCTAATTGATGCTAATTTCGCTTCTACTTCTTGTTTATCCATTGTTAATAGATCTAACCTAACAGTTATAAAACCAAATTCTCTTGCGGAATCTAGATTGTCACTATTATCATCAACATATACTGCTCCTTTAAATTCTGGATGCATCTGTAAAAATGAGTGATAATAAAGTTTGCTAGGTTTTCTGGCACCAACATAACAACTATAATATTTTACAACTTTTGTAAATGGATTATTTTCAAGAAAACGTAATTGACTATCAATAGATTGTGCATGTTCATGTCCTACATTAGAAAGTAATGCTAAGTTAACATTGTGTTTTTCAGCTAATTCATCAAAAAAATTAACCATATATGAGTCTAATGTAAAAATATTAAGCCAATTATCTATTATTTCAGAACGTATAGCCCTAGAATATATTCCAAATTCTTTTATGAGAATTTCTCTCATTGTAATAATACCTATATCATGCATGCCTTGATAGATATTAATTCTTTCATGAGCTTCTGTTTCTCGAATATTTTTGAATACTGAAATTGCAGTAACAAATTCTTCAAATCTAACAGATCCTAAAACATTACCTACATCTAAGCATAATGGTTTCATAATTCATTCACTTTCTCGTGTAAAAATTTAACATTTGGATTGTTATGTATACAAAATTCAAATTCCTGTTCATTAAACTCATTATCGTATACAACTTGGCTCAACCCGAAATTTTCAGAATATGAGCTATTCACTAGGCACTCTCTATCTTGATAATTTGGTATTATTAAGGAGAATACATTATTGTAGAATGCATCAGCTAAAAAACTAGTTGATCCATCGCATATGAATAGGTTTGAATTCTTTATATTGCAAGCATATTCTTCTTGATTATCTAATGATTTCATTAGAACATCTCCATATTCCTCGAATGGAAAATCAGAAAAAGCTATACAATCATTGTTATTCTTTAGAAAATCCAGTATCTTATAGTTGTTATTCATCATGCCGCCAACAATATTATGTTGGCAAAGCATAGATTGTTTGCCTTGAACAAAATACGGTCTAACCCACTCAAATTTTTCATCTAATATAGGTGGAGTTTCTGTATCACAAAAATGAGAATAAACAAATTTTCTATCAGCATTGTAGAGCATATTTATTGCTCGTTGATACTCTATGGGTCTATTATGAAAAACATAATAGTACTTTTTAAACAGACCTACATTATATTTCTGCTCATGATTTAAGGCAAAATTTATGAGCGATGATCCACATTGCCATATTGGTATATTTAATAGTTGTGCAATATATGATGTGAAATACTCCAAATCAGTTATTATAAGATCTGGAGCGTATCTTTTAACTTGATCATAATATATTACCAAATTTTCATTATCTAATGAAATATAGGTTGGATTAAATATATTTGTCAAACAATCCAGAGTCCAGTCTATATTTATAGGAGGGCTAGATTTTCTATATGCTGCCACTCTAACTTTGTGGTCAGTTTTACTAATTTCCCACATAAATCTAGATAATTGAATTTTAGAGCTTGGATTGTTTGATGCGGCATATAATATTTTGAGGGGCACAATTAGCCCTCCTGGGTACCCAGCAACTTCATGAGTTTTTGTAATTTTGCAACCTGAGCTTGAAAAAGTGCAGTCGTGGCGCGGACGTCTGCATCCGCAGTGTGAGCCTTTTCATTTTTAACTCCGTACTTCTTAATGATGCTTCCAAGATTGTACTTATTATTATCACTTAATGCTCCATCCTTACAAAAATCCATAAACATTTCAATAACCATAGTATCTAGATATCTTCTTCCAAATGGAAAAGTATCTTCTGATCCACATTTCTTCCACAATCTTTTCAACATTTCAATGTCGAATGAAATGTTTTGTCCAACGCAAGCTCTAAGTTGAGTTGGTGAGCCATCATCCAATAACCAATTTTCTATTTCAATAATCGCTTTCTTAGGATCCATATACTTTTTTCGACCCTCAGCTGTTTCATGTCTTAAATCTTCTAATTTATGTCCGTTAATACGAAGAGCAACCTCTTCATAATTATTAGGATTTGTTGGCTGCATATACCAAGTTTTTTGTTCGCCATCTGCTAATCTTTGAATAGAAACCTCTATAACATCATATAGAACCGGATCAAGTCCAGTCGTCTCTACGTCTACTGTGTAAAAACAATAATCCATAACCTCTCCTTATATTAAAGGTTTCGAATAATTTAAACATCAAAAATGGCGTGTCAAGCGGAATTTTTTAATTTATTTTTTAGTTGAATTTTAAAGAAATTGAATGACTTAATCCCACTTTTGAATAAGTTAATAACAAAATTAACTCCGTCAATACTTCGTAGGAATTCTTTTTCTTTTTTGTTTAATTTGTATCCATCAATAACGAATTTTTCTTTATTGTCTGCGAATACTTTCCATTTTTCTCCAGAGTTTGGCAATTCAAATCTTTTGACCCGTATAATAGGATTTGGGACATCATCTTCTTCATGATACAAATCATATTCATATTTGCTTAGATTGTATCTAAAACTTTGATCTGATGTTTCAAGGATAACATCTTCAACGGATCCATTCTTTTTAGGGCTATTATCATAACTATCTTTACTTGTCTTTTTCATTTGCAAACCATATCAGCTGCTACAATTCCTGTTATTGCCGCGAATAATATACCAGAAGTTCCGGTACTTTCACCTGCTACATATAACCCATTAACTTCAGTCTCAAGATTGTTACCTATATTTATTTTAGGGACATGAGGAATTATCGTTGGAATATGAAAATAAGCTTTAGAAGTTATCTCTGGAATAATCTCAGAAAAATCAAGTATAGCCTCTTTAAGCCAATGATATTCTGGTATAATAGATATTTTGCTTTTATCATTTAATATATAAGCAACCTTTTCTCTTATTATTCTATCATTTGCTAAAACAAAAGTAAGTTTACCAATTCTATCTGTCTGTTCAAATCCTTTACTTGGGTAAGTTCTATTTCCAATAAAATTGAATGAAACTTTATCTGTTTTCCATCTATTTTCATTCGAACGAAAAGCAGATATAGCCATATCTATGTGATCTTCTGGAATAATAGAGCCAGACCATGAGAATGGTCCAATTTTGATATTATCATTCTTTTCAATAGTACAGGAAGATTTGTTAAACTCTTTTAAGATATTTGAGTTCATCTCAACTCTTATGCCGAATTTAGCAGTGTCATTTTCCTCTACGATACCAAAATTATTGTATATCTCTGTAGCCCAACGCCAACCGCTTCTTCCAACTGAGAATATTAATTTTTTACACCTAAACTCTCCTTCTTCAGATGTAATAATAAATATATTTTTCTGTTTTCTAATATCTAAAATCTCATTATCAAAACTATAAGTTATGTTTTTATTTTGCTCTAAATCTTCAGCAATATACTTTGACAGGGCGTGTATATCTTTAGGATAAGTTTGAATATAATCATTTAGATTAATATCATATCCTTGTTTCCTAATCTTTTTGATTATGGATGTTGATGGAAATTTATCATTAACAGTTTTAAATGTACCAATATTAGAAATAATACTCATAAACCAATCGTGAGCGATCTTTGTTTTTTTAGGTCCTACTATTTTCTTAGCTAATGATAAATCATTAAGAAATAATTTTCCATCGCTATTAGGTAAACATCCTAACCAACCTTCTAGTTGGCGCCTACGTTTTTGCGGTTTTTTCCCTAGATCAAATAGAATAGTATTAATATCAGAATGATATTTATTTATTCTATAAGTTGCAAAAGCTCCAGCAACCCCAGCTCCTATTATACCAATATCAAATATGTTCATATATGTTTCCAAGTAGTTCTATTTATGATATGAGTTATTCCTCTTCTAGATACTTTATATTCATTAGCTAATTCTTTATGAGTATATTTACCAGTATCATACTTTTGTCTTATCTCTATAATTTCTTTTTTTGTTAATTTTGATTGTTTATTATTTTCTCCTCTAGATTTTTCTTTTACTTCTTCTGTATGTTTTTTACCATAAAATGGATTTTTTTCTCCAGTCAATAGCCC